CCACCCTCTTGATGCCAGGCGAGCATCCCTAGATGGTAGTCGGTAAACGTATAAAGGTTGCACAGAAGCTCCTCAGAAGCCGCTGGAGCGATGATAACGCTTGCGGGGTCTATCTGATCCTTAAAGCCATCGACTGTCTCACGCATCGCGTCTATGAGCGCCTGATGGCTAAGTGAAGCCTTTACCCATTGCCCAGATGGTTTGCCTTCAGAATTATAGTAGGTGGACACGCCTTTAGTAACATATCCGTTTGGCACTGGTCGGGTGAAATCATTTTCAGGAGCATACCCCTGCAATGCCGCCTTCTTTTTGACTGCAATATAAGCATCGCTTGCTGCGCCCACATTGATACCTAATGCAATAGAGGCAGCTTTAGCGCTTCCATGTAGATTAACTGCTTCAAGCACCTCGCGCTGGCGGGGCGTTGCATATTGAAACAACGCTTCATCTATTTTTAATGGGAAAGCCATTTACTTGCCTTTCGGACAATCAGCCTCGCATAAGCAAATAAATACGCCATTGTGCAACTCGACTTCCGCTACTGTCTCAGGCGTGTCTTGCTTTGCGTCATAGGTAATGGGCTTCGCAATAGCGCAATAGCTATTTACGGGAACGGTCGAAACGGTCGCGCAGCCGCTCAGTGCGCTCAGGATCAGGGACGATAATAGCAGCTTCGCCAAGTGCGATTTGCTCATTAATAGCATCGTTCGTTTCCTTGATTGTTTCCTGACGCCCTTGCTGCTTCCAACGGCTCTCTGCCCAAGCACCCAACAGTTTGTCCAGAATGCCCAGTAAGAGCGTCAGGAACTTCATTACTCTGCGGACTCTACTACTGGCTGCTTGCTAATAACAGACCATACAGCAACGCCAATAGTTGCTACTGCACCAGCCAATGCTTCAGCCGTTGCACCGTCGATGAGACCTTTTCCTGCCAGATAGCCAAAGCCAGCCGCAGCAAGTGTACGAACAATTCCAAATAATTGATCCTTATTCATATTACTTTCCTTTCGGATAAAAAGCCCAAGGTAATTCCCAATGTGGGCCATCCTTAAAAGCTCGCCACGAACCGCCCCAGGTGAGCGGAACCTTTTCATCTGCCGCAGCAGCCTTTATGATCTTAGCTAGTCTATGGTAAATAGGCCAGTCCCAAGATACCTTGCCATCAATCAGCGGAGCAAGATCGACTGCGTGTCCAGTAAGGTGCCGAGACTTCATTGTCCTCGATGCGCCCTCTGCAACCAATTTACGTTGCCGTTCCAGAGTGCGGAGACCTTCAAGCACAGTGAAGTCTAAATCTGATATTGCAGCAGCCTTCTTTACAACGCGCACTAGATCAGGGTGGACACCCTCAAGCCGTGAAAGGCTACGTTGACCTAGAACAATGCTCACACAGCACCCTTTTGCAAGACGCTTACTAATATGCCTATCAGCAGCATAATGATTGCGCCACAAGCAGTGATACCAATGCTCTCAATACGCTTCATCCGCGCACAGATACTTTCGTATCGAAACGCACAGACTTGTTCATGGGTGTTAAGTTGTGCTTGTGTTTCGTCAATGGTAGCCATTTAATCTCACCCGTATTTGTAAATTAAACGCCGAGATTACCCGCAGCGATGAATGTATTAGCAACAGGCGCTATAAGCGAGATGACAGCGTACTGGCCCATTGTGCTGAACAGTGATGAGTAAGATACAAGCGTTTGTCCACCAGCCGCGACAGTGACCTTGCCAGCGCCGCCCTGAATGATGGTGACGTTAAACCCTGCACCCAAGCTGGCAGCACAAGTGATCGTCACAGCAGAACCTGATGTGCAGTAGATGATCTTGCCGTTATCCGTTGCAGACAAAGTGCGTGAGGTTGTAGCATCAGTTACGATTACGCCTGTCAGCATCTGTTGCACCGTGACCTTCTTAGTCGTGGCGCTTTGAACGGCAGGAAGTTCTTCGGTCAGCGCAAGCGGAGTAGTAACTGCTGTTAACTGGGAAATCTTTTGGTCAGCCATTTCTTAATCCTTTATTCTTTGCGGTCAGCCATGTTTGGTTTGGTGCTGCTTTTAACATGGTCTTTGTCCTTTATTCCTTAGGGTGCAGTGGCGCTGTTAGACCAAGCGGTGTCGGAACCATCAAGCTCAAGAACTGCATAATTTGAGGTTCCTGCGTTGTTATATGCAGCAACCCATTTGTTGTTTATCATAAAAAGCGCCATGCGATCACGTTCGTTGGCTATTGCTCCGCTAGTCAGAAGATTAACGGGAGGCACACCGCGAACCTCACGTAAAATAAGCCAGTCGTTAATATAACCATAAAGTCCATTGATGGTCACATCGAACACATTTCGCCATGCGTTTTTGTCGATTAGATTAATGCCGAAAATGCAAGTTTCTTTGGTCGTCAATACAGACCACAAAACACGAGCGCCGCCATGCGAAAAAGAATTGCTTTTTGTACATTGAATTTCCCCAGCCGCTGGCGACGTAAGTCCAGATACTGTGGTATAGTCAAACGTATTCGCAGTGACGTTTGAAATAGCCGCGCTGCCGTTATAGTTTACTGGTGTAGCGCCCCAGATAGTTATAATGTCACCGTTTGAATAGCCATGCGCGGTTGACGTAACAGTTGCAGTTGTACCAACCAAAGTAAGCGAAGAAACATTTTTAATAGCTGTTGCGTTGTTATAAATAAGATTATTTCCGGTTATGTTAATTTCTTTGCAGTTATCAACATACAAACCAGATAAGAAACAGTTATTCACTGAGTTGTTGGCAACCAGTAGTCGGTTAACAAAGTTTATTTCGATGCCTGACTGCGTTGTGCTTCCATTGACACAATTTCCAGAGACAACAATATTCTCATGAAAAAATGTTCCTGTGCCGCCAGACATGAATGCGTAAATGCCTTGGTTACTTCCGCTGTTGCAAGTGTTCCCAATAACAGAAACGTTGACGTTTCTGGAAGACGCAGATTCAATTCCAGGCAAAGCAATAGATGCTCGTGTACAACCAGTGATTGAGTTTCCTTGGAATGTGCCGTTTGTTACAAATCCAACCTCAATACCGTAACCTTTCCACCCAGAAATAATGTTACCTGTGCAAGTAGCGTTTTCAGTAGTATCAATGCTAATGCCATGAGCACTTGTGCCAAGTGCAGAACTTGATCCAATGCAAATGTTGTTACTGATAATGACGTTCTTACCGTAACGACTTGCAGTGATTCCAGGGCGATCTGCGAATCCAAGACCACTTGCTTTCACGGTGTTGTTGCAAATTGACACATCCGAAATGTAGTCTTGTGTGATGATGCCGTGAGCGCCAGTGTTTTCAACACGACATTTTTCAATTTGAACACCTGATGATGGCGTTCCAACAGCAGCAAGTCCAATAATACCAACACCACCGATATCGTGGATGTAAAGGTTTTCCAACCTGACATTGGTTCCAGCTGTGCTGCGCCAATCTATGAACACAGCATTGTTGCTTGTGCTGGTGTACGTGGCGCGATTTCCATCAATTGCGAAATCATGTAAATACACGTCGGATGTTCCGTCAATCAAAATGACACTGGCGTTCGCACCCAAAGAGATGATTGACGAATTTCCAACACCGCACACTTCCACATCACTTGGAATTTCAAGTGTTGTATTTACCCGATATGTTCCTGCTGGAATGAACACACTTTTTGCGCCAGAGTTTAGTGCTAACTGAATGCTTGCAGCATCATCAGTTACTCCATCTCCAACAGCCCCAAAATCTTGGATGTTGCTGGCAGCACCAGCAATCATTGAATAGGTTGCTTTAGTCAAAGCCATGTTAAATCCTTACTTAGAAAATGCTTGAACTTCTGCTGTGGTCAATCGTTGAGGATAATAAAATACTTGCTTGATTGCCGCACACCAAATACTTCCGCCATCCTGCCTTGCTCCTATACGCAAAAACGTAGGAGTTGGCAAAACTACAGAAGTATCAACGATCGGAGAAACTCCATTACTTGAGAGCGCACAGTTATTGGCCTTATATGCGCCAACTATTTTTCCCGTTCCAATTACATTTGCGTTGGTAATGTTTGCTTCAAGAGAAGCAGAATTAAATATAAAGAAGTTAGCATAACCTGACGTAGCAGCTTTGATAAGGGAAATGCGGTTGCTCGCATCAGATGCAGCGTCCAGCGCAATAGCTAAACCAGATGCAGGGCTTTGATTTACGTTTACAACAAACGTTCCCTCGCTGGTATTATACCAATCGCTGAAGTTTGTTCCCGTCATGCTCACAACATCAGCGTTGCGTGTTACGCTGGCCGCGCTAGTAATAATGTCGCTGGTCAAAAAAGCGCCAGCTTCCAATGTAGCGTTCCACATTAAAATGTCAGCAGTCTGCGTGGTAAAAGTCCCCCGCGTTTCAACCATGAAAGTTCCTACAACTCCTGTAGCGGCTGCTGCTGCTGGTGTAACACGAACCCATTGATCGGTTAAAGTATACACACTTGTACCAGATGCACCCTCAATTAAAACGCGTACAGTTTTGCCTACATTGGACGCATCATACGCCTTAATCCAAACACCTTTAGCGTATGTTGTACCATTTACCAAAGTTACAATCTGCTGAATGCGAGACCTGTTGCTTGAAGATGTAGCATCAACGCAATTAAGCTGAACGCGCACAGCGTTACTCGTTCCATCAGGTGAAACACCTGCGTTTGGCGTGACAACTGCCAGCGTACCAACACCGCTGAATGCGGGAGCCCACGGTAACTGCGAAGCATTGGAAGATTGCAAAATCAAATTGGTGCGGGCTTCTTCAATCAGCAAACCCTTGGGTGCAAGCGTTGTAGGATTGTAATCAAATCGCGGAAGGTTGGCGTTTACGGTTTCAATATATCCGCTGCTGTTTACGCGGGTAGCAGTGTCTAAAGCCCGCGTGACAGTCACACGCGGATCGAGCACACTAGTTGTAAAGTCTAGCGCCATGCGCGGCAAGACTCGTTCTGTTGCGGTTGAGGAGTAGGCTGGCGTTATCATATTGCCTCAATCCGTTTCATAACTACCGCCAAAAACAAGAGTGTTGGCATTTGCGCCAGTACCCATATCTGCGGGTGCTAGAGCAGTATCATTACCATTCACGCTAGTGCGGTAATATAACTCTATCAAAGATGTGCTAGGAACTGCGCGGCCATTAAGGGGAACATCCCCCGCAAAGCCGCTGGCCGAAGATAACGAAACAGCGGAATACGCGTCAGGGTCATTTTTTACTGGAAAAGGCAAATTACCAATCGCTACAATTCCACTAGCCGCGCCAACAGTAATGGCATCGGTACGTAAAGTACCGGAGACATAAACTACCTTCCCCTGCTTTACATATCGAGCGCCGTTAATACCATCATACGTCACCGACGTAAAATTAGTGGCAGTTGTTGTGTATGTAGGCGACCAAGCTGCAATTTCTTGAAAGTCTTTATCTGTAATATTCGGATAATAGGTGTTAGTTGGAAATTGATTCAACGCATCTGAGTTAAAATTACGCAGTGTAATAGGCGTTTTGTTTTCAACAGTTATGTCCCATGTTGTATGACCACGAGAAATTAAATCCTCAACTACAATATCCTGCTGAACAGGATAGCCGTGGTCGTAAAAGAATCCATCACACGTTCCAACTGGATCGCGCAATACTACAGAACCTAAATAAAGACCGTCAGCTTCTCGAATACGCAATTCGCTATTTGGAGTGCTGGTATTGTTTCCTACTGAAACGATTGAGCCAACGCTACACGATACTACACCAGTAAAATTGATAGCAGGAATATTTGAGCCGTCATCGTTAAAATTGTTGACGATGACGCTATCGACATGGCAGTTTTCGCAGTTGTTTAGAAAGAACGCGGTACGTGCTGCTGCCCGAGAGCAGTCATAAGCATTCCAATGGCCAATGCGAACATTCGTGCAATCCTCCAGCTTACCGCCATCGCCCGTCATTACGGTGTCAATGCTCACATCAATGGTATTTGCTTCGCCAATAAATCCGCAATTCGTATTGGTGTACGCAAGACCAATGTAACCGCGTCCGCAGATAGATGTTGCCGACGATTGCGTGCCAGTGCGAATGCGCTGATCGCGTGCAACGCCAGGTGCGCTGGTGGTGGCACGAATTTCTTCAATGCTCCAGTCAACCACCGACCACAGCATGACGGAATAGAAGTCAGCTTCTGAGACGTGAATTTTACTGGCGTAAAAGCCCTGCACTTCGCCGCCAGACACAAGGCTATCGCCAACAGTCACGCCGCGATAATAGGCGTTAATCACAGTAGCCGTGCCATAAATTTGGCAATTATCACCAAGAATGTTTAAGTTACCTGTCAGAACGGTTGCAGGAAATGACGAACTATTATTGTTTGCTTTATTGCCATTGACAGTGAAATCACCCTGAATGGTTACGTTATCGCCGCTAATTTGAATAACTGCAGGGCCAGTAACGCTACCGCCAACGACAGTTCCATTAGGCAAAAAGAACACAACGCCATCTGCCATCACAAGCGTTTTATTTGACTGCGTAATATCAATAGGGCCGTTATACGTACCAGCGTTTACAAACACATAATCGCTTGCGTTTAATGCCGCTTGAAGCGCTGTATCGCCTACAGCACCGAAGTCTTTGACCGATACATATTGCTCTAGCTTCGTCTGAACGGTCTGTGCGGTGGCTCCAGGGGCTGTCAGGGTGTATGAGATAGCTGTTGCGTTGCCAGAGTTAATAACTCCAGTTTCATTCGTCATTACTTCAATGCTGGAACTTAGTGGCGGAGCAATGGAAAACGTGATGGTATTACCAAAAAGGCTGTAGCTATCCTTTTCCTGATAAACTCCATTGATAAAGACGTTGGTAGCAAGGATAGTGCTAGGAGATGCCGAAAGCACAAAGGCAACTGTAACGCCATCGCCAATGAAGTCGTTCTTGACAACAGACGCAGAGACAGCGGCAGGATCGAAGCCATAGCCTACAGGACTGTAGAGGACGAACTCACTACGCTTATTGCGGATTGTGATGGAGAACTCGCCACCAGTATACAACAGTGCTGGCGTTCCGTTACGATAGGCATAGCCGTTGCTTGTGCGGATAGGCTGAGTAGCAGGGATGGTTAGGTTGGCGTCAAAGAACACCTGAATCGGATTCTGCTCAGGGTCATCGTTGATTGCACCGATATACAGGTATCCGTCATCCAGAGGCGTACCGTCTAGATCAGTGAATATTGGGTAAGGGCCAGTAACTTGAGTAAGTGCCATTAGAACTTAATCCCTTGCGTCTTTGAGCTTATAGCCGAAATTATGTTGCTGTGAAAGGTCATTGTGGCATTTCAGCAGTTGGCGTTTCTTCTTCAGATTTCACGGCAGAAAGTGTTGCAACAATTGGCGCAAACTTCTCGTTAATCTTTCCTATAATTACCCGTTCTTGATCGCTTCCAGCTTTAGTTTTATCTAGTGCAGCAAAAAGAGTGCGGACAGGTTTGCTTTCATATAGTCGAGCACCTGCGATAAAGGTAGCCGCAAGGCCTGTTCCTACGCCTCCAGTTTTAAGGGTGTCCAAACCTATGCCAAATAATCCCGCGATTATCGGAAAATAATTTTCCTGACCGCTTTTCGTCATAATTGGAGCTTGGCCACCTCTACTAGTAGCATTCAAGGCCCGAACTAATCCCTTTAAGTCTTTTTGTTGGGCATCAGAGAAAAACACTCCAATTTGGTTTGCTTGCTTTTCTACCTGAGAAACAAATTTTTCAGGGCTAACAGAGCCTGTTCCCATTTTTTCAGCAATGCGATTAACGACAGCCATTCGAGCCAAAGACTGTCCTTCTGGCGTCAATGCTCTGTAAAAAGCAGCGACATCACTTTTCTTGCCACTGAAAAGCATGGCTTCAATAGTTTGTGGATCTGCTTCACCGCGCTGCAAAATAGCTTTAAGAGACTTGCGCTTGGCTTCTTCTAAACCAGCACTTAATCGTGCATTTGCAACACGCCATTTAGTATAATCCTGCTTACCGCCATTCTGTAAAATGAATTGACCAATGTCTTCATTTAATGGCCCATAAACGTTTCTAACAGCCCTTTGCACAAGGTTAGATGCGCCAATGGACAAATTGGCATCATTAAAGGCATTACCTAATTCATCGCTGCGGAACGATTCCATTTGGTAAATGTCTCGATCATCGACTAATTTTTGACGTAACTCCTGCAATTTTGCAACCGCTTCATCCCCAGCAGTCGTTCTTCGACTGGATAGTTTTGCAATTTGCTCATCAATTTTTTGCAAAGCGTTAGTCGGTGGAACAGCGCCAGCCGTTGATACGTTAGAGAAAACCTCTCCTTTGCTAGTGGAATATTTATCCAGTGTATCAGCATTTTTGCGAACGGCATCCGCAACTAATCTTTCGGAAGCATCCTTTGGAATTGCACCAGAATTTTCAACAAGAAAATCTCTTACAGCATCCTCACGCGCCTGTTGTTGGGTAGCACGAAGTCCTCCTGTTCCAACAATAGGAATGCGTTCAGCAGCCCTTTGTGCTCCTGCTCCAATAAATGTAGTTGGCTGTCGAGACGGAAGGTCTGACGTCATAATTGGAATATTTGCTTGCCTGCCAGCCTCAACAATTTCACGGCCAGTAGGCTGCGCCATCAATGCTTCCATTGCCGATGTTGTCGGAGCTGTTGCAGTTGTAGGCACAGACGTAGGCCTTGGGCGAACAATAGCCGCAGGGGTAGTGCCACCTACAAGACCAGCTACAGTTTGAGCAACTGGGCCACCGCCTTGCTGACGAACAACTTCAGACGCAGCAGCGCCAGTACCACCGCCGATTATTTGCTGTGTTGGTAATTCCGTTAATGTGGCTGCAATCTGTCTACCAGCTTGAGGCAAGGTTCTTGCAGCCAGGGATGCGCCACCAAGCCCAGTCATTGCAGTAGCAATACCTCGATTAATTGCGCTTGCCAAAGGATCACCCCTTGGTGCGCCAGTTGCCTCGCGGAATGTTTCACCAAGATTGGTCGAAAGATTTGTACCAAGCACCGCATTAACTGCGGCATTGGCTGGATTACCAACAATACCAAGCACATCACCAGCAGTTTGAGCTATGTCGCCACCAGCAGCATATAATGATTGCCCAATGTCTGTTCCTGTTGGTTCACCTTGAGATGGAAGTAGAACGACTTCACCAGTTTTAATATTATATACTTTACCATCTTTACCAACGACCAAATCTGGGTTTGTCTCAAACTCAATTAGCTCTGCTTCAGTTCCAGGTTCTGCGCCTGTTCCCGCACCAGTATCAGCTGGAGCTTCTTGTGGCAAAATACGAAAATCAACATCACCAACAGTTGCCTCAACTTCTGCTGGATTATAGCCAGCGGCAATATAGCGATTGTAACGACGCTCCGTTGCCTTCTTGATAATATCAAGACGTTTTTGAAGGTTCTCTTTTATTATTTGCGGGTCAGTGTAAGGCGCAATGGTAGTGGCTAGATAAGCTGCTTTTTCGCCATCAGTAAGCGTTGACCCGAAAAGCTTATTACGGATAATGTTGTCAGTGCTATTAAAATCAGCCCACCAATTCCTTTGGCCTGGGGTTGCCATGCCAAAATCTAACCCAGCACCCTGCAAAGCACTTTCGGCCCCAGTAAGAAAACTGCCAGCAAAATCGTCTTGGAATCCGCCTAACGCACGAGTTAATGCCTCTACTTGGCCTACATCTTCTGTAAGTTTATTTGCTGCACCTTCAGGAAAAGTCTTTTCTCCGCCACGACGAGCTGCCGCCTCTTTCGCAATAACAGCAGGATCGGCGGGGCCACCAGGGATAAACTCCACATTGCCAGCAGCATTATACCGATAGCCAGCAGGAGCCTCTCTTGGCTTTTCTGGCTTTTCAGGTTCTTTAGGAATAAGAACGCCTTGCGAAGGAGATGTATCCTGCACAGTGTCACCTGTCTTAAATCGTGCAAAGGGATTTTCAGCCATAATTAAACACCATATCTTTCGCGAGAACGACTTACGTCAGGGGCCTTACCCCAGCCTGGGAAGGTTATATGAATTGCGCCTTTGTTGCTAGGGATAGCCTTAGCACCTGGATACTTCTGTTTAACAGTAGCAATAGCACTTTGGATTGACATTCCTTTTGGTGGGAAAAAGTCTAATCCATCACCTATAGGATGCGATCCCGTCTTTGTTGTTGTCAAGCCCTGCGCCCTTAATGCATCTTGGTGCTTCTGTGTTCTGAATCCACTAGTAGGACGGAATCCAATCTTTCCAAGATCACCAATCGGGTTTATGTCACTGCCCTTGAAAGTTACCAGACGGCTTCCCCGTCTGACCTCCTTTTAATTTTAAGTATTCCGCCGCTTTGCCTTTGCCAAAAATAGCATCAAAATCAGCTGCAGTCCCTTGGCCAGTAAGCAACATTTCTATTGCCTCTACTGGAGCAATTGCTGCTGGCGCTGGCGCATTTTCGCCATAACGCTTAAAATATTCGGAACGAGGCCCGACAAACTTTCCTCCACTTGGCGTGGCAATTTCGACAAGAGGATCAGCTTGGTTAACTGCAAATGCCTCAGCAAGAGCAATGCCGCGAGGACTTTTAGGGTTAATGTCAGCCGCCACTAGGCTTTTCTGAAAGGAAGTTAATTCACTACCTTTAAATAATGCTTCATATAAATCTTTATTGCTTCCAGCCAACTGAATGCCAAGCGTCATACTAACGGCATCAGGATTTTTATCAAATACTTGAAGCATTGCATTTGCTGCCTTAGCTTCTTTTTCTTTACCAACAGTATTAGCATAGCCATCTGCTTGTGATTGCAGACGCGCTCGTGCCAAATCTATGTTTCCGCTTTTCGTTAGACCTATTACTTGTGACCGAAATTCGTTGTCAGCAGCTTTCTGGGCTTCATTTAATACGGATTCGCTTGCTGTAATCTGTTCTCTTAATGCGGGAAAGTCACGAAAAACCCTAGCAATGTTTTCTGGTGACCTATCAGTCGCAACAGACTGCAATGCTATTTTTGCTTTTTCATTGTTTAAATCTTCCGCTTTGCTTGCTGCGATTGAATTTCCAAATTTATAGGCTTGCTCAAAAGCAATCATAGGATTTGGTAAGGTATAGTCGTATGGTTGTGCCATTAGAAAAGCTTCCCAAATGCTGCTTGGCCTTCTTTACTAACGCCAAAGCCAGTGAGTGTATTCAGAGATTGATTGAAAGCACCGGCTTGACCTAATATTGATCCTGCTCTTGCTTGCCCTGCATTGGTATATGCGTTGCCAATATTACTTGCAGCAGTCATGCTATTTGCCCCAACACCAGCCGCCGATGCTTGACCGACCTTAGTCAAATCACCCAAGCGACTGTATTGCTGCTCAAGGAATTGATTTAGCAACGCTGGACGAAATTGAGCCAATGCACCCTGAACATTCCCGCCACGAAGTCCACCAGTTGCCGATGCGTTTTGCAGGATTGCTTCTTCACCCTGTTGAGCCAATGACTGAAAGAATGGGCTTTGCTCTTGCTGCGTGACAAATGCTTGCTGTGCTTCTGCACCTGACAGCCCTAGTGCCGCCATCTGAGCTTGTAGGGCTGGCGTACCAGCGGACACATAAGGGTTAAGTAGCGTCCGCATTTCTTCACGCGCCGCACGCTGTTCAGCCGCAGCAGCATCAGCCGCTTGCACTTGCGCCTTACCAGCCTTACTTGCTGCGCTCATGGAAACAGCGCCGCCAATGACTGCGCTTCCAATAACTGCCGCTGCTACTGCACTCATATCAATATCCCCCTATCGTCACTATCAAAGCCTGACGATAATCTACTGTAATTTCTTCGCCGTTGCTGCCGCCCTTGCATCCTGAGATGTCGCGCATAGCAACTAGATATATATCACCATTTTCCATACGGAACATCATTGCATTCGGATTCTTTGAATGGTTGGTATAACGCCCTGCTGGTGTGCGTAGTCCGCCCATCAATGCTGGTGCAATTACCTCAAACTGTGGAATGTTACCAGATGCAAACAATCCTTTGCCTTCGATCTGGCTATCACCCAGCGCAACTTTATACTCGCCATGCGGAAACGGAATCTGGTCATATTGTAATTCAGATATTTCCCGCACTGTCTCAGCGTCAAAGCCAAACTCCTCAATCGCTGCGTAAAAGTCAGCAATATCCTCAGAGTGGTCAAAGCTCAACAGCATCTGGTTGAACTTCTTTGATTCCTGCCAAGATTCACTTTTGTCTAGGAACATCTCATCAAGCGTATCAACGTCACGTTCGTTGGTAGCAAAGATATTCTGCCAAATCACATCCTCATGGATGTAAGCTATCTTACGTCCAGGAGGTGCAATGAACGACTGTGGAGCAACTAGCTCCGTCTTTGTGCCATCATCGTTTAAGATAGTAAGGCGACCAGATAGCATATTGTTGAAGTGAGCAGTCTTGTGATGATGACCTACTATATAAGCATCTGCTGGCATACGAACTTCACGAATGTAAATGCCTTGAGCAAAGCGATGTGTAATAGGGCAGTCAGCTTGTGGTAGGTCAAGAAGTGCCGACTCTAGACGCTGAACATCAGCTTCATTGAAAGCCTTTGTGAAAGGCTCAATAAGAACGCTTTCAACTGTATCAATGTCTTTTGTGCGGCATATTGCAGTCACAGCATCACCTTTACGAAATGAGCCACAGGCTGCTCTTTAAGGCTCTGTGGCAAAACCATATCACAATCAATCTTCAAATTCAAACTCTCGTTCTTCTTGTGCTTGACAAGCACGTAAATCATGACAGATGAACTCGAACTTATGGCAATAGCCACGGAAGCCAGCATCAACGTCCCATTCGTTAAATGGAATCTTTTCCATCTTGGCTTGGGTCATGGTGCTGTTGTCGTAATACTCGCAGTTAGAACATCTGCGCCGACGAGCCTCAGCTTCATCGACTTGCATAGCTACACCCAAGGCAATCCAGTATTCAGCATTAGCGCCCTTCTCATTGCTGGGGTTCTCAGGGCCAAGCATCCAATCGTCGATCACAATTTTCGTGTTCTTCTTGTTCTCAGCGGTGGTGATGAATGGTTCGCTCTCACGCAGACCAGCAAAGCCTTCAATAATCATCATTGGCTTTTTCATTACGATATTTCCCGTCCAGATGCGCGGATGTTGATAGCTGTAGCTGTTCCCGCAATAGTTGAAATAAATCCGCCTGATACAATTACCTGGCCGACTAGCTCAGGAAATGTGTAGGTTTCCGATGGCTGAAGCGTCTTTGTCTTGACGATAAGGTTGTCATTTCCTGCGCTGCCAGACACTGCCACAAGGTTAACGCTGATCGTTGCAGCCGCTGCGCTGTAATTAGTCGCTGTGAACTTATCAATGACCGTTGTAACGTTCACAGAGGTATATTGCGTTGTCTGTGTGTTCTCAGCCGTTTTAGCTGGAATCAGAACTTTAGTTGTTACAGCCATATCAAGTCTCCATAGAACTTATATTGTCAGTCACCGTTAAAATAACCGAAGGGATTGATGGGTGTATAGCTGTTGCAGCCTCTGCAAGCAACTCTACGGATGTATCGTCTACTTCCCACATCAACTCAATGTAGTCACCATCGTTCAACTGGATGATGTAATTCCATGCGGCAAGCGTTTCTCCGTCATTGCCTTGGATGCGGATTTGTCCAGTGCTGTCAGGCACGTTTGTGCCGTTCTTTCGTAACCATACATATACAAGCCCAACACCGCCTGATGTCTTATGCACCTGTGCTGAAAACTGCACGTTGTAGATGTTGGGGCGATCAACAAAGATGCGTGAAGTCGGACTGCCTCTGGTCACGCCAAACGACAAATCGGTTGTGTTAAAGGTCATAGCATACGCAACGTTAATAGCAGCGGGTATCTGCGTTGTCGTATCGTAGAAAGAGCCGTAGCGAGGTGTGCGATGCTGCCTTGGTGGTGGCATCTGCTGAAGCGCCGTTATCTGCTCTTGCAGTGCTGCAATCTGTTCTTGTGATGCCGCTGGTGGCCCTCTGTCTAAAGAATCCAGAAGCCTTTGAATGCTGTCATTTGCTTCATTCGCAGTAGCGTTAGCGTTGCCAGCCGCAATACTAATCTCATCAGTTGTCACGTTCGCCATCGTATCAACGGTAGCAAATAGATTTTCGAATTGCTTAATCTGCTCAAAGTCCTGAAGGAACGAGGCAAACTGATCCCGTGTCAGGCTTAATCTTCGTGGAGTTACAGCCATCAGTAAGCCAACGGCTCTATTGCCGCCTCTAGCCTAGCAAAAGACATATGAGCGTCTGATGTGCCTTGGAAGCGTTGAACGCGCCAGTTACGCATCCAGCCTTGGTGGAACCATACAAGCCTCTTGGCTCGCTCTCCCGTCTTACCAGCCTTGATAAACTTCTGCTGGCTCCATGTCTGCCCGTCAATCGAGTAACTGGTGTTAATGGTTGGGTCTAAGCCAAACACAACTGAACCTGTAAGCCCAACAAGCTCAATGTTCTGTAATATTGCGCCACGCCCTTCGTTGTATATAATGGTCGTGCCGAACTCCCAGCGCACCTTCTGCCCCCAGTGCGTCGATATATCCTTTACCAGGTACCCAATGGCGTTGCTGGTAGGGTCGCCTAGCAACCACTTGTCATAGCACCACACGAAGTTCTGAGCGCGATAGCGAGCGAAGTCTACAAGGCTGCTTGTCAACGTGAACCAAACAGGCTGTTGCAGTTCTTGCGATGCCGCTGCGTCAAATACAATCGTGCGATCTGGAAGGTGGATATATAGATGCTGATGCGCTCTATCGTTCCGTGCCTCTAGCTTTACCCCAGCCAACTGCGCTTCAGTATATGTGGCCAGCAACTCGTCAATCTCTTGCGTGCTGACTTTATTTGCGTTTGCGTTTGCGGCAAGATAGATACTAGGCGCTTCGTTAAAGCCGCTACCAAGGAATGCGATGTTCTCAAGGAATACGCAGCAAGCGTGTGTGCCAACCACGCCCTTTTCAATCTGTGCGCCTTCGATACGTTGGAACGGGAATAGGTCTCCGCCACGGTTGTCGAACACTTCGATGGTGTGACGGTTGAGCGCATAGACTTCATTGCGTAGCTTCAGCAGGGCAACCACTGGATCAGGGTCAGCTTCTGACGAACCATATTTCAGCGGGTTCACTGCGAACGGATTGTTAAGTTCTGTCACCACCAGAAACTCACCATCAGTGGTCATCCAGTAGCCATCCACCCACACTGTATCAAGAACTATGCCAAGATCAGGGTCGGTGTTCTGAGCGAGAACGCCTGTTGCTATATCCCAAAGGAATAAGTTGTTGTTCGACGCAATGCCGATATATTCAAAGCTATAGTCTAGCGTAACGTAATCACCATCATTGCCGACATCACCCAAGATTGTCACAGCGCCGTTGCTGGCAACCGAAACGAACTTAGAACCCATTACGCGATAGCATACGTTGTTATAGTTTATGCCACCACGATCAATGCCAGGGCCAGTGCCGTTGCCAACAATGCCTTCAGCGGGTCGTAAAAATCCATTACTGATTCCATTCGCTTTTGGCACAGGAACAAAGTTCACAGGATAGGACGTTCTAAAGTCTGGCCCGTTGTCTGTAAATATGCCACTCAAGATTGGAATCTGCGTCATGGATATACTCTATTAAAGCAGAATGTAGCCGCCATCTTCAAGAAGCAGGAAGTCACCATTCTCTTGAAGAAGCGCACCAGGAACGGGGCCACCGCCTGTGTTAAAGTAACGCAGACGAGTCCGAAGGCGCGTCAGCAGAAACATTAGAAGCCCTCGCCAGGAAGAATGTGGAGCGAACCACCGCCAGCAGGGGCGATGTATGCGATCCGATCATAATCCAAGAATTTGCTAATGCTTACCTGACCGTTTGGCGGAACCAGATAGTCAGCAGTCGTTGCAGCTAGACCAGCGCCAGTGCCAACGCGCACAAAGCACTCAACTGAATTGCGGCTGGTGATGCACAGAGATGTCACGTTCTTACCAAGAACGGAGTTCGCACTAGCAACGCCAGGAGTTACGGAAATGCCTTGTCCGTAAGCTGGTGCAAATGTTCTAATATCATCCATAATTTAATTCCTTTAATCTCTTATATCTAACCAATAACCTTTGGGAAGGCGATTTCTTGCCTGCTCCAAAATCGTCGCCCACCTAACATTTCCAGTCTCATAGTGACCGAGTGGGTTAATCCGATCAATAGAGCATCCATCTGGGCGCGGGCCAAGTTCAGAAAAGAATTCTTCGAAACTTGCAAAACGGAATTCAACATTCTCATACGCTGGGTGATGCTGCTTACCTTGACGGCATCTGCGCCTTGCCCGCATATAGCTTTGATGCGCTGCATACCGACTAGGGTCGTTTTTAATTCCACGCCCCTTTCTAGGATGAGGCTTGTTTTCAAAGCGCGTTTGGTTTCTGCACGGCTTGCAAAACATTGTTCGCCCATCGCGTTCTGCCTTGCGGACAACATCACTTCTGGCCTCCCTCATTTGCTGACATCGTGGGCAGATAACTTGGACTTTGATATTCAAGTTGGGCATTTTGGACTCCATGAAATGCCGTCATTGTAATACCAATTGGAATTATTGTCCACTTAATCTTATTCGCCCAAAATGCCGCGCTCATTTTACCTTTAGCTATATTCTTTGCGTGCCTAGACTTAAACGATGCGCGGCGCTTCTTATCGGATTCGCTTTCACCTTTGCTGGCGGGTGAACCCATTACGCCTTGCTGCCCGAAGCGGATTGTCTTAACCTTATCACCTTCTTTAGCTACAACAACGTGCGACTTCTTCGGATGCGATGGTGTGCGCTTTGGCTTATTATACCCAGCGACACCAGCACGAGTAAGGCGCGAATCCTTTTTCACTGAGGCGTCTTACTTCTTTTTCTTCTTTGCTTTGGTCATCATCATTGACTTGCCAGATTTAGCAGGGGCTTTCTTTGCCATTGCCATACCCTTTTCGCCGTAGCTATAACCTTTTCCACCGCTCATTTTCATTTCAATTCTCCATCAACTAAGTTTAAATTATCCCACTCTCCACACAGTGCCATCGCTGTATACGGGAACAAAGTTAGCACCCGCGCCAGCAACAGTAGCAGCAAATGTCGTAGTGCTTCCGTCAGTAATAAAAGCCCGTGCGCCAGTGTTACCAACAGGATTGATAAGCTGGGCAAAGGTTGATGGCGTTGTCTGAACCGAATTACAAACAACAGCGTCAAAGTTTTCTTCAACATATTCAATAAGCGTTGTGACAGAGCAACGACGAGCATCGCCTTGGTTGGTTACGAATAATGGTAACTGATCTCCGCCAGAGACCTGTGTTACGGTTGGTAGCTGATTAATGGTAGGCATGGTTTAACTCCAATCAAGGGGGCCATCAGGCCCAGCATTTACAGAATCATAAGGAATCCGCACATAAGGATTATCCCACCGCCAAGGCTTGTTGCCCTGACCTAATGGCATTGTTGATGGAAGCTGTTGTTCAAGCGGGAATGTAGCGCGTTGCAGCAATACATTGTAAGCGCCCTTAGCTGATACCTTAGTGTCAGCAGATACAGCCTTACCATAGCCAGGAGCAATCCGAATGGCTAGGTTGGTGATGATAGCTTCCCATGCGCTGTCAGGCACATTGGTTTCTGTATCTAGGTCGCTGTCTTGTGGGCTGCTTGGCATTGCGTATGCAAGGCGTATGCCAGCAGCGTTCCATTCAGCCATCATGGAATCTAAACGGCGCAAAGCGGCCTCTAGCTGTTCAGGCTGAAGGTCAAAGACGTAATCTGCCAAGCCTATTTCTTCAAAGGCTGACGTTACGAACTGGCGCTTTGTATATCCCATTTCAGACTTCCAATGCTGACGTTATGCGATCTGACAGCGTTATATCAGAAGTTCGTGCATTAAACGATACCCCTAATTCTTTTGCCTTAACTTCCAGTTCCTCACGGCTTGGGCCAGAGACTTCATCAATCTCAACAGCCTTAGCCTTTGGCTTCTTATCTAGCTTGCTTGCAGCATCTTCATAAGACGCAGACCAGCCCTTGGCGATCAATGCGTCAAATGCTTCCTGATCCGCAGCGCCTCTGTAACCATAGGTCAACCCACGTTTCTTCTTGTGAGGCCCAGGGATGCGATAAAGAATGGTTGGGAAGTCTGTCACTTGGTTTTGCCCTTCACTGGCTTGGCAGTCTTTGCCGATGCGATGAAGTCAGCCTTCGTTGGCGCACCTTTGCTGCCGACCTTCTTCATGCGCTCTGGTGTCTTGCCAGCAGCCTTCTGAGCCTTAATGCGATTCCGTTTCGCATTGATATTGGCATACAATCCCATCTTCATTTCTTTGCCTTCCGCTTAGGAGCCTTCGATGGCTTCCCTGCTTTCATTGCTGCATCGCGTGCTACATTGAGCGCAATAGCTATGGCTTGCTTTCTGGGGCGACCAGACTTTTCTTCCATCTTGATATTCTTGCCGATGCTTGCGCGGCTGAAACCTTTTTTCAATGGCATTGGTTTGCTCCTTGAAGAAAGAGGGGGAAGCCGAAGCTCCCCCCATCCCTATTAAGTTTGGTTGAAAAGCAGGATACCTGCCATTTCTGGGTTCGTCATAACCACACCATACAGTGTGTCCAGCGTGTAAAGCGTCTGGAAGGTCAGTGGATCGAAACGCTTGGTCATTACCAACTCGATACCCTGATCTGTCGATGCACGAAGAACGTCAACGCCAGCGCCATCTGGAACAGCATAGCGGCCTGGGAGGAGTTCAATCGAATCCTTGCGCCAGAACGGGTTGATGCTTGAAGCAGCAATGTTCAAGAAGTTGAGCGGAGATGCGGCAGACGCTGCAACCAATTCAACGTTCTTGTACTGCAATTCAGCATCAGTTGCTGGAGCAGTCGCAGCGATGATCGGTGGCGAGATAACCATCGATGTGCCGTTGACAACTTCAATGACGCGAAACGTCTTGAGTTCGCCAGTCGAACGCTTCGTGATGTGGTGAACAGCTTCAATGCCATCAATCGTGAACGCATCGCCAGCAAGAACGCCAGTTGTCGAGGAGACAGTGACAGTCTGATAGCGGTTGTCAACGTTCAGGATACCCGAAACACTGTTGGTTGTCGCCTGTGGAACATACTGAGCTTGAGCGCCAAGAGTGTCAATGGTGACAGTTGCAGTGTTAGCAGCACAACGGTTAGCATAGTCAAGTTTGTAGGTTGAGAAGCTTGCGACTTCACCAACGAACGAACGCTCATATGCGTTAGCCGACTTCGTGCCAGTGAACGAGCGAGTCGCTACTGCCAAGTTACCAGCCATACCGTTATAATCGCGGCTCGACAAAGCAAGGTAGCGATCACCAGCCATAACACCCTGTTCGTTCATGATGCTGTCGCAAAGTGCAACATCGTCATAATCGCCAGCAGCGGTAGCTACGTCAACAACAAGCGTACCCTGAGCAGCAGCCAAATCCATAACGGAAAGGTTGATGTCCGAAGCAAGCTTCTGCTTTGCAGCATCGCCAAGACGGTTTTCTTGCAGCGCGTCACGAAGTTCCAAAGCATTCATTTCCCACGCAGAGCAAGGGCTGAAGCCCAAGGTCGAAGGAACAGAAAGCTGGGTCATCGTCTGAACATTAGAAGCAATCGTCGTACCAACAGTACGAGTGAACGACTGAGCGATGTATGGTTGCGGACGCCACATGGTGTCACGAGCGCGTTCCATAGTTACGCCATTGGTGTTGTAGATGTTGACGTTCTTTGAAAGGATCAAAGCGTCATGGAAGCCTTCAAGAATATTCTCAAAGGCAACAATTTCTTCTTTTGAAAAAGCATTTGCCATTATATTAACTCCGAAAAATTAGGTTTTCTTATTACGACGCTTATACTCCATGACCTTTGATAAGTCTCCGGTCTTCAAAGCTTCAGCGCGTAAGCGTTCAAGTTGTGAATCAATGGAACCAGATACACGCCCACCGTTTGAGGTGATTGTACGTTCTGGCGTGGTTGTCGCCCTACGGTTAGTTACTTTCAACTGAGTCTCCAGTTTTGCTACCGCAAAGGCAAACTTTACGGGGTCGGTGATTGCTGCCAGTTCCTTAGCTCGCTTAGTGCTTTTGCCAATTGCGTAAATAAGCAAAGCAGGATTGTCAGAGCCTTGTAGAACTATCCCTTGTTGCGTGACGTTAAACGTATCTAAAGCCGTAGCTTCAGCTTCGTCATAGTCCCGCACCTTCAACGAAGATTTTGCCTTCGCATAGGAATTAAGCTTGTCCTGCCATGCTTTAGACTCAGCATCTCGCTGCGCTTCTGCCTTGGCTTCCACTGAATCGTATTCGCGTTTATGCTCATACCAATCAGCAAGCTTTTGTTCATACTCGTCGGAGTCATAGTCGCAACTTTCAAGCGTTGGCTTAGTTACTAATGCAACTGGTTTGGTCTCAGTTGCTGCCGTATTTAGCTTTGCTTCCAGTTCGCGTATCTTCCGCTCTTTTTCCCGATTTGATTTACGCAATTCACGCACCCAAGCTGGCGCACGAACTTCTTCATCTTGAGGTGGCGATTCCTCTCCGATAGATATTACGACTTCATCTTCGTCATCTTCTTCCTCATCATCAGCCTGGTCGATGGAATTGGTCTCATCTTCCGCTTGGTCATTGATGTCTGTGTCGATGTCTATTGTGTCGATGTTGTCGTTATCCAGTTCTGCCGTTTTCATGTTTTAACCCCATTAACTCACCCAAATTGTGTGGAGGGTGGAACCACATTCATTTGCGGCTGTATTGCAGCCCCAATCTTTTCAGCAGTCTCAATAGCGGACTTGCGTTCGTCTATATCGACGCTTGATAGCGTTTGTATAGTCTTGGCCTTCGTTTCTTCAGAACGCGCCAAGGTGTATTCAGTGTCAGCCTGTGCCTTGATAGCCAGTGCCTGTGCCTTAGCAGCCTCTGCCAACAGATAAGCAGTCTGTGGATCTTGAGGCACGTTAGCTTGTGCCTCCATCATCTGCTGCTGTTCTTCTTCCGTTGGCTTCAGAACGCCCATCTGGACTAGCTGCTTGCGGAAGTATTCCTTGATGTCGCCAATGCCCTCGCCTTCCATGTTCATGATAGCCATAGCTTGCAGAACCTGTTGGGTTGTTGGATCGGTAGTAACTTGCATCATGCCTGTAAGCGCACGGACTGTAGCGTCACGGCGGCTGCTTGACGATGGGCCTACGTCTACGGCAACATCGAACAAGGCATCGCCTAGGTTGTTTTCGTAAATCAGTTCGCCTGTTTCTTCGTCGATCTGTGGCTTCATCAGTTCAATCGAACCGACTTCCTCCATAGCGCCAACGGTTTTCATCTTGCGCTTTTCTTCAACGTAGATGTCTTTCGACATTGACAGCCATATCTCACCACAGCGCCGCACAGCCTTAGCCATGTTGCTCATGTAAATAAACGTCTGCATATCTAAGCGGGTCTGGATAAGCTCTACAGCCTTGCCGCTGATGCCACTGACCATCTTGTCGGCTTGCTGGGTGCTTCCCAGTATCTCAGCCATGTCCTGCTCAGTCAGAGCAAGTAATGCTGCCATTGCTGGCGGAATCTGTGCGGACTTGGTGTAAGCAACTGGGCCAGCAGCAGTAGTCTCGCCGTTTGGCCCCGTGATTGGATTGATTAACAGATAGGGATAATTGCGTAGGTTATCCTCTGCCCACATTACCTGATGGCCTGAGACTTGCTCTGGCATCAAGATAGGCTTTTCAATAGATGAAAGCGCACTGATCTCACCCAGCTTCGATAGCTGCATATTCTTCAAGCGCTGTGGATCTTTAGCTAGGCGCACATGGCCCATGCAACGCTCAACGTTATCGACAAACCAACGCTTGCCATAGACAGGAACAATCGGAATGTTCTTGCCAGCAATGTAGCCCATATCGTCAAGGATGCCGCCACCGCTCATGATATACTTGCGGACGCGCTTACGCTTAGTACGCTTCTGGCGTACTTCTACAGTTCCAACAGCGGCTAGTGTTTCCTCTAGCGTTTCGTCTGCATCGAAGTCCGCTTGCGTATAGCGTTCTTCTTCGCCTTGGATCGTCAGGAAGATGCGGACTGTCTCACGCACTTCTTCAACGCGATAGTATTCAGCGACGAACACAACGTCAGGCGTATCCCAATCAAACTCATATTGATGGATTACTTTGGGCCATGTTGCTGGGTCATCATTCCATTCAGCCTTGTAAGCCTCATAGGTCATGGAATACAGCACGAAACAATACTTAGCGTCAGCCTTGTCCTGGCGCTTTGCATCCAGATCAAAGAACACGGAGCTATCAGCGTCATAGATTGGCTCTATGCGGATGCGTTGGCGTTCGTCCTCGTCGTTTTCTTCATCTTCATACGCAGTGCGTAAACGCCATGCGCCATAGCCACCGCCGACTGCTTCCTCAAAAGCGTTGTCGTATGCTTCTTCTGCGCCGCTGTCCCGTTCGTCTGCACGATAAAGACCGTTGCACGTTTCTGTTAGCTTGTCGTTTGCTTCGCCATCTTTGCTCACAAAGTCTACAGCGATGCGGTTGTTACGGTATTCGTTGATGATACGAATGACGCTAAGGTGAATCTTGTTTACCTCAAAGCGTGGTTTATTTTCGTATTGGTCACCTAGTGGGCCTTCCCACTGCGCTCCAGCTATGGAGTAGAAGCGTCGATCTTGTAAGCACTGCAAGCGCTCATCACGCACAGATGTTTGAACACGGTCGAACTCCGTCATCGCCTGTTGATGGATGTTCTGGAACCGTTGTTCTTTATTCAATCGAGCCATTTACCACCTACTCACAGTTGCCAAAGGTTGCACATCGAAAGTCTTTGTAGGGACTGCTCGACGTATGGCCTCGCACGCATAACGTAGCGCGTCTATAAGGTGATTATCACGATCTGCAAGGATTGGCAAGATTTGTCCTGTCAAGGGGTCAGTTTTATAACTATAGCACGTTAATTCGTCAATCGTGTGTTGGCAGCGAGGGTGAACAATGATGTCGTAAGACTTCAACCATTCGACGCCTTCCTCTACAGACTTAGGCCCTTTGACTGCTGCCATGATCTTTGGAAAGCCATGTTTACGCATATGGCTGATGGTTTCAGGTCTGGCGCTATCGGCAACGATGGGCCACTTTTCAGAGTCAGGCACAGTAAAGAATAGGTCAGGCGTATCCATAATCTCACAGCCTACACGATACGCTTCATGATCGACATAGATTGTTCTGCCAACAACATGGCAGCGGATTAGAACTGTCGGGTCAGATGCAAAGCCCCAGTCAGCGCCAAAGCGGTGCGTTGCGTCATCTGGTGTATCGAAGTCCTCAATCTTCCAGTTGCGGAATACCCGCGCCTCGCTGTTCGATGAATAGCTTCCCAGCCATACATGCTTGTATTTGTCAGGGTCTCTGTCCCTGTCGTATTCCATTTCGTTTTTTAGTACGTCAGGGAACCAAGGATTGTCTCGATAGTTAACCTGGGCAACGATAGCATCAGGTGGTGGGCTTGGGCCTCGTAGCAGCATATCAATCGGGTCGCTAATGTTTAGCGGGTTCCATGTGAACCATAGCTCACTGTCTGGCTTACGGATTGTCGGACGTAATAGGTCGAGCGAGCGTTGCGATAGCGTCTGCGATTCTTCCACCCAAGCGCAGTCATAACCTTCTAGCGACTTAATGGAATCGGCAGTGTGGTTCTGCATCCCCTGGAAGATGATTAGTCCATCGCCATGCACGGACTTTATTTGTGCTTCTTGAATCTCAAAGTAATCCTGAACGCCAAGCTGCTCAATCTTTAGCTCCAGCAAACGCTTGACTGACTGCGATAGCGACTTCTGTATTTCACGGACGCAAACTGTCCTGCGCCGCTGATCCATAACGTGCGCTTCGATAACCATTTCCGCAAAGGCATGGCTCTTGCCTGATCCACGTCCACCATGAGCGCCCTTGTAGCGACTAGGCTTTAGGAATGGCTTGAACCATCGCGGTGTTTTAATCTTCAGCGTTGTCATCAGTCACTTCGCGCACGATGCGTGTAACCATGTTGCCAGTGATACTCAGCTTAGTTGGCTCGTTGAAGCCGTGCATTACGTTTAGCTCTTTAACGGCTGCTGTCATGCCTGTTGATGTCTTTGCATCCTGGGCGATGCGATACGCTTGTATCAGCCCTTTGACAGACATTTCGCGTGTCCATAATTGCTTCTCAACTACCTGTGATTTTAATTCATCAACCCTTAGAGCAACCTTAGAGTTTTTCATCAGGTTAGATGCTTGCACATAAATGCTGGCTTCAGATGCAGTCTTGGAGTCATAAGCCATGCGATAAGCATCAGCTTGACCTAAGCCATCAGCGATTCCCTGAGCGAACAGTTCCTGCTTTGCTGTAAGTTTAGCTTGGGTCATTATTTACCACCTATCTCTGCTTAAATAGCTTCTGTTGGTTTTACACCTAACCATTGCTCGCATACTGCACGAGCAACTTGTTCAGTCATTTTAGGAGGTACACTCATGCCAATCATATACTTTCCAATTTTATCTGTTTTAGCTTGATAATCATCTGGGAAACTTCCAAGACGCTTCCATTCGCGGAAAGTTAGTTTTCTGCACTCATTCCAATGAGTAAAATTATCAAATGTTGCGGTTAGTGTACAGGAAGGTTTCTTGCTGCTAATTTTTTGATGCGAAAAAGCATTGTTTCTGCCTTCGTACTTTTTAAAATAATCTGCATAACATCCTCCTTCTGGAGTTTTGCTCCATGCTTTTAAATCAATACCTGTTGATTTTGTATCTTTAATCTCTTCAACAGTAAGGCGCTTTAAATCCTGCGTAGCTTCTCCTGAGCTTATCCACCTATGTTTTGGCGCTAGCTTTAATGGCTGACTTTGAATGTCATTGCGGATTGCTACAAAGAAAACTCGTTCACGCCTTTGTGGGACACCACAATCGGCGCCATTTAGAAGGAACAATTGTGGACGATAACCTAACTCCTTAAATCGCTCCATTACCTTCTTAGTATAGCCCTTAGCGTTTCCAATTAGCATTCCCTTAACATTTTCAGCAATAGCTACCTTTGGTTTTAGCTTTCCTACTAAATCAAGATAATCAAAAAATAGATCAGACAGGACTTGCTTTGCCTGTCCCTCTCTAAAGTGCTTTTCTTTACCCCATGCTTTTTCTCGGCTGCCGGCCATACTAAAGGTTGAGCAAGGTGGGGAACCATCAAGAATGTCTAAGTTATAAAGTTCTTCTGGTAATTCCATTTCTAGCAATTCGCCAATAGGGCAAAGAAAATAATATTTTGGATTAATGTTTAGCTTATAATGCCACGCCATTTCTGGATCGATGTCATTAGCTGCAATAACCTCACATCCAGCACGTTTATATCCCATGCTCGAGCCACCTCCACAAGCAAATGTGCTCATTACCTTTATTCCATTTTTTGGAATTAAATTTAGGTCTGCTAAATTCCATGCGCAATCTGGTTTATTTATCATCGTTAAACTCAAATCCACATTTTGGGCATTGATGTCCCATGTTGTAATCATCTGGGTTAATTTCTTTCGCGCTTGAATCAGGATATAAATCCTTTTCTTCGAAGGTTAATTTTGCAATTTCTCCTGCGCTAAAGCCAATTAAGTCTATGTCAAATCCAAGGTCTTTTATTTCCCCTAGTTCAATAGCTAATATTTCATAGTCCCAGCCAGCATTAACCGCCAGTTGGTTATCAGCTATAACTAATGCACGTTGCTGGGCCTCGCTTAAATAATCAAGAACGATTACAGGAACATCTTTTATCCCTAGCTTTTGTGCAGCTAGTGTCCTTGCATGCCCTGCAATAATAGTATCTTTACCATCAATTAAGATAGGATTAGTCCATCCAAATTCTTTAATACTTGCAGCTATCTGCGCAATCTGCGTATCGGTATGCGTTCGGCTGTTAGCTGCGTATGGAACTAATTTAGCTACACTGCGTTGTTCAATCTTTGGTGCGTTTGTCATTTCTCTCACTTTCATGCTTGCACAGCTTAGATAAATAGTGCTGCGCCTTCTTCAAATCCTCAATACCGTTCTTCTCACGATAGCGTGATAAATACTTTATGCAATTACCTTGCAAATAACCTGAAAAAGCTTCTGGCGACATCCAAGATTCCATGGCTTGCCAAGGTTGAACCGTCTTTGATGCGTAGTGATCTCCACCAACCTGGTGTGAATTAATATTGTCCATCTTCGTCCTCATAATCATCGCCGAATGGATCATAGCCTTTTAGCATTGCATCGACTGCAACCATTATTGGCCCACTGATACGCACCTTGCCAGATTCCATCTTGCGTATGCTGGTTGCGCCATTGTCTGGCGATAGGCGTAAAGCGTCAGCCATCTCTGTTACGCTGTAGCCCATAGCTACTCTTGCTAGTTTAAGTTTAGATGGTGTCATGTAAACTCATCCTCTAACTCCGTAGTTTCGATGTTAAGCGCTTCACTAATCCATGCCATAGCAGTGCAAATATCGCCCCATTGCTCGTCATACATTGGCTCACCCTCTGGTATACAATCCTCTCTAACCATTTCTAGCGCGGTCCAAATTGTTTCCACCCAAGATTTTTGATTGTGTGCTGTTAAAACCATGTTATGCGCCCTCCACATTTACAAATACGTAGCCATTTCCTTTAGCGTTTCCGCCCTGTGTAAATGTGCCAGTCCAACCCATCTTAGCAATTAAAGCATCAGCAGCAGCCTTGTGCGCTCCGTCCGTGTTTAATGCGTGGTCGTAACCAATTGTAATGCTGCCGCCGTATGCGGTTGCTTTAATGCTACTGCCACGAACGTCTGTGGCTCGTATATATTTAGTTTCTATTGCTTGAGTAATAAAAGTCATTTTAAATCTCCAGTTTGGCGAGGCATAGCCTCTAGTTTTGTGGGGGCCGAAGCCCCCCGTTTATTTAAATTTGAAAATATTCGATGCCGTTTGCTGCTGCAAATTCTCTGCCGGCATCTGTAAAAATTACCCAGTCACAACCTTCGTCGCGGAAAGTTGTAAGCAACCCATGTTTTTTCAGGTCGGTTAAGTTGCCGCGTTGTGCTGCGCTAATATCAAGCAATGGCTCTCCACTCCAGTTATCGGCATCTTCTGCAAAGCTAATAAAAAGGCTTTTTGAAGCTGGTGTAAGCGTAATCATTATCAGTCTCCTTGTTAGCGGGATAATTCCCTTGCTGATAGCCATTCTATAATCCAGATATTTTATAAAGAAAAGCGTTTTTTTCATTTTATTACGTTTTTTGTCGTTTTGCGTGTGCAATCGCCTCGATAGCCCATTCCCTGGGAGCGCCTTCATACTTACGATTTGCCCAGTTTTGACGTATATCATTCAGTGATAGCTTTCCTGCCTGATACTTAGCCAGGTCGCACATCAACCTAGTAGCGGCGCTGGCGTTATCCTTGGCCAATTTGTAGATTGCTCCGTAGCTCTGCCAGCTCCTCTGCCGTAACGTATTCCTGGGGCGGCGTGTAATCCCGATAGTGAATCATCAAAAGGTGCTTGGCGCGATTTATCCTGCGTCTGCGATCATAGCCTTCATTCTGAACCACCGAATCTATTTCCGCTGGCGTTGGCATGAACTTGCAAGTGCGTAGCAGTTTAATGAACGCGCTTCGCAGATCGACCAAGGGATAGATCCGCAGCGTCAGCCAATAAAGCTCCAGGCGCTCTGCTTCTTCTTCCTGACTGCGCTTCTGGCTGGCGGTGGCCAACGATAGCTTCGCGATCATAACCTCGACCTGTTCGCGGTCTGGCATTGGTGGTCTTGGCGCGTCCACAAACTGTTGAAGGGTCTCCGCAGACTTAGGCCCAATCGTCGGTAGGTCGCTCCCCATCAGCAGCTCGTCGAGCTTGGCTGGCAATGACTGCTCTGACCATTGGGTTGGTTGGTTCTGCTGCGTGTTTGCTATTTCCTGCATTGGTCGCGCCTTTCGGTTCATATATATCGAGCCAGCCGTTGATTGTCGAACGATCTAGCAATTCGTTTATGTCGTGTCCTGCCAAGTGCAGGGCTTCCAGCTTCTTGTAAGCCCTATCCTTCGCTCGATCTGTTAATGGGCGCTTGCGTTGATTCCGCATCTCCACCCAACCCTGCCAAGCCTCTATCGGCAACCAGACTGGATACCCCTCTATTATATACTTGGTGGTTAATTGATGTGTATATGATGTATTGGGTGAACGTGGTTCAGGGGAGGGGTGAACCTGTGACACGGGTGGGGTGAACGTTGTTCGGGGGTGAACCTCGTTCGTGGGCATAGAAACCCAGTATTTATTTCCCCTGCCTTTTATTTCTTCTTTGCGAAGAAACTGCATTTCTTCAAGAGAGCGGATTGTTTTTTGCACACCCCTGCTTGTCAGAGATGCCTTAAGAGCAACCCTATCTATCGAAGGCCAGCAGAGCCCTTCATCATTGGCCCAATCAGCCAAAGCTAATAGAACAAGTTTTTGGGTTGATGTGAGATCATCGCGCTCCCACACGGCGCTCATTAATTTAATGCTCATGACGCAATATCTTGCGTCATGGTTCTGTGGCGTGTATTACTCATTACAGCGATGCCTTTCCTAAGTAGGCGTTGTTAGAGCGGGTTGAGTGCCTTTCCTCTCTTGGGCACTCCCCGCTCGCTCTTATATAACCGCATTTGGTGATTTATAAAAGCGAATTTATACATCATTGACCAGCATACAGTTTTCCCGTATCATCCGCCGCTTGGTGCTCCTTACCAAAACAACCTTGGGTGGCTTCGGTCACCCATTTTTATTTGGTCTCCCGTAGATCATGATTCGGAAATAGCGCCTTAAAGACAGCGCGGCGCAAAGGCCAATCCCTAACGATTACCCCTTTCACATCCTCAGTCACCAGCATCCCGTTCTCAATATACTCAAAATCAGACTTGTAACCCACCCGCCTACCATTGGGATGTTTAAGCTGCTTGCCATTTATCACAAACCAGTATTGCGGGTGGATCGTCAGATCACTTATCTCACCAGCCGTTTGCAATATGTGAAGCTCGTCACACTTTGCAGCTTCCCGCTTACTGTCATGCATGTGACCAGCATTGCACTGCGCTTTGACAGCGCGGTATTTGCCGAATCGCTTCATGATCAATCGACTGCCCTGGCTGCAATTATGCGCTCGAGTGCATGAAACGCTGCCAGGTATGCGCCAAGCATTGGTTCGCTGCGTTTGTTTTTCCAGTTAGACAGCGTGACACGAGTAATGCCAGCTTCATTGGCGATCTCATAAGCCTTGATATTGTGATGCTTTGCCACAGCGTAAAGCTCTGCGATTGCGTGTGCGGTATAGTCCATTTTTAATTTTCTTTCGATTGGCGATAAAAAACGCTTTTAATTCTCGTTTGCCC